CGTCACCGAGGGTCACCCCGTTGGTGCCCACCGCGTACTTGGTCACGCCGTAGGCGCAGACCTCACCGGCGGCCATCTTGGCGCGGAGGTTCTTCAACCACTCCTTGTCCACGGTGTCGTCGTAGGGGCGGGTGATGGTGATGTCTTCGGCGGTGACCTTGCCCGGGAGCAGGTCGTAGGTCCCGCCACCGTCCCAGGCGAGACCGATCTCACGGGTCATGGCCCCGCCTTCGGAGGAGGCCCAGAAACCGGAGATCTGGGGGTCGCCACCGGTGAGCTGAACGCGGAATGCGGACTGGAGCATCTTGGACATGGGGGGACTCCTTAGAGGGCGGACCGCAGATCCACGTTCCTGATCGGAACGTGGATGTGACGGAGGGTCGGGGAGAGCTTGAGACCGATCGCGATCTGCACGCGATCATACGGAGCAGGTTGTCCTGACGTCCTAATGTCCTCGACCTGGACGGTGTAGCCGGCATCGACAAAGTTGCCGTCCATGTCCCGGGTCGGGAACAGGTAGTTGCCGGCCACCAGGGGGGCCATGATGTTGTCCACGATGGACTTCGCCTCGGCGCGCAGGTTCTCCCGCCCGTCGTTGGGACGCCACAGCAGCGACTGGAACGCCTCCCGGAACAGGGCGGTGAGGTTGTTCATCGCATCGCGGACGTTGAGGTCGTAGAGCCCCGGGTCCTGGGACAGGGAGCTCCAGTTGTTCAGGAACGGGGCACCGGACCCGGACTGGATGCCGTTGACCCCGTGACTGTTCAGGAAATTGATGTCCTCCTCCGAGAGCTTCACGGAAGGCTGGAACTGCCACAATGTTTTGACCGCCGGGCCCGCTACCGCAGCCGCGAAGGACCGCACCCGGTGGGTGACGGAGCGGTGAGCGGCGGCGTAGCCGATGGGGGAGGCCACCCGGGTGCGGTCGGTGCCGTCGGGGACACGGATCGCCGGGAACAGCGGCATCGACAGGTAGGACCCGTAGGCGGCGGTGTCCAGGAGTTGGTCACCGATGGAGGCGGCCTCATCGATCGTGGAGTTCGCCGGGACGTCCAGCAGACCGATCTTGGAGGTCTCCGCGCAGTGCTCCCCGAGGATGTCGGAGATCACCCGCGGGTCCATGCCCGGGATGCCCACGGCCACACCGGGGCGGATGCCCTTGTGGGCGGCCAGGGCCGTGCGGTAGGACTCCGCGTCGATCGCCAGACGGTCGTCGGTGCCGGCCGTGAAGTTGTACACCCCGGCCTTGGGGTTGGTGGTGCCCAGCGCCCGGATGATCACCGCCTCGTTGCCCAGGGCCTGGGAGGCGAGGTCGGTGGGGGACTCCGCGCGCTGGAACGCCACGATCGTGCGCCCGGACACGGAGTCCATCACGGTGAAGTTGAACGTGTTGTCGGTGTTCGTGGAGACCACCGCCCGGTAGTCCGCCGACTGCGGGCCCGGGTCGATGATCTCCGCGGAGACGGAATCGACCGGGGTGGTCGCGTCATCGGGGACGGTGACGGTGCCGTTGGTCGCGGCCGGACCCACCACACGGGTGATCACGGCCTCGGCCCCGCCCTCCTGGAAGTAGGAACGCACCGTGTCGAACAAGGTGTCGAAGCTGGTGCGGTTGCCGAACACCGCCAGGTACTCGTTCATGTTGCGGATCACCCCGCCGTAGTTCAGCGGGCCCTTCGCGGTGATACCGACGGCCTGGAACAGACCGGAGGGAACGGACTGCGCCGAGGGTGCCGACTGCACAGCCGTTTCGGTGGTCACCCCGATGTGGGATCGGATAGTAGCCATGGGGGGTCAGCCTTCCGTGACGATCAGGTAGCCCTTGTCGAGCAGAGCCTGGGTGTAGGGGTCGGTGGGGTCCGCCTCCCGGGTCTGTCCGGGGAAGATGAGGGCACCAGCGGAGTTGAGCGTGTGGGTGCTGCCGGTGGTGTTGAACACGGTGATCATGCGGGGGCGTTTGGTGGCCATCAGGTTCCTTCGGGGGGCGCGTGGGTGTCCCCAGGTTTGCAGTGGGAGGACACCCACGGGTGGACGTGCACCGTGTCCCCCACCTAGAGGGCTTCCCCGGTGGTGGAGAGCACCACGGAGAACTCGGTGTAGTCCCCCGAGGGGGCCGAGGGGGGGTTGGTGTAGCCCAGCAGCAGACAGTCCGGGTAGATCTCCGCCTCCCCCACCGGGGACCAGTTCTCGTCGGTCCACTGCCGCACCACCGTGTACCGCCCCGACCCCACCGCCCGCTTCATCTCCCGGATCCACTCGAGGTCCCGGTGGGCGGAGAAACTGGTGACCAGGGTGATGTCCTCCGCGATCGCCGCCCCGGCCATCACCCCACCGGGGACGTAGGGGTCCGGGGCGGTGGTGACCGTGCGCCCACCCCCGGTCATGGTGTGCCAGAGGTGGTCGATGCCGGCGAGAGTGACCATCGCGTGCCGCTGGGCGGCGTTGACAGAGGCCAGGGACACTTAGGGCACCTCCAGGACGGGGAACGGTTCGAGGATCGGGACCCGGAACACCCGCACCGCGACCACCACCGGGTGGTGGGTGGGACGCACCAGCACCCGCACCACGAGCTCGTTGTGGGTGTCGGGCTGGACGGTGGGGGTGGTGACGGTGAAGGTGTACCCGGGGTCCCCGGCGGTCCCGTCCGGGCCCGGTCTGGCGGCCAACCCCCCGGCGGCGGCCACCGAAGCCAGCACCGCCCGGGTCGCGGAGGACGCCTGGGCGCGCAGCTTGGCCAGGGTGTCCCAGTTGTGGGTGACGAGCCGGTCGTAGGCGTCCCCGAGGTCGGCGGCGATGTTGTTGAGCAGGTCCCGGGTGCGCAGGGTGGGGAAGTTCCCCTGATCGGCGGCCTGGGACCACCACCCGTAGAGGGCGACCCCGTCGCGGGTGGACACCAGGGGGGAGACCAGGCGGGTGGAGACCGCCTCGGTGTCGGCCACGGTGGTGGGGAACCGCAGGTGCCGCACCGTGCGCGCCAGCGAGGCGGTGCCGGCCGGTTGCCCCCAGTACCCGGTGGTCAGGTGCGCCCTGGCCCGGGAGGCGGCGGCGTACCCGGTGGGGGGTTGCCAGGTGCGGGTGGTGCCGGCGGTGGCGGTGGACACCCAGGGGTGGAACACCCCGACGTGGTCCAGGCCGGCCAGCGGGGCGGCGGCGGCGGCCAGTTGAGCCGGGTCCTGGTCCCGGTCCCCGGCCAGCAGAGCGATCTTGGCGGTCGCGGCGGCGTGGGCGGCGACCTCGAAGGCGATCTCCCCCAACCCGTGCCCGGGGGCGGCCACCGCGACCCCCGAGGGCACCCCGGCGGTGTCCAGGGCCGCCCGGTAGGAGGCCGGGTCCTCGGCCCCGGCGCGGGTGACGTAGGCCTGGGCCCCGCCCTCGGAGAAGAACAGCGCCAGGTCATCCCACACCGGGGCGGAGACGGTGGTGCGCGGGCCGTGGAGGGCCTGGAACTGGGCCAGGGACCCGATCAGCGTCCCGGCCCCCACCGGGCCGGTGTCGGCCGCCCCCACCACGTGGTAACGGGCCGAGGCCCCCACCGGGCGGCTCACAGCCCACCCCCGGGGATGACCGCCGGGGCCCCGGCCGGGTCCCCGGTGGTGCGATCGGCGGCGGTGACCGTGCCGTCCACCAGCACCGGCAACCGGGAGCGGGGGTCGTGGGTGGAGACGTTGATGACCTCACTGGACTCCAACACCACCCCGATGAACCCGGCCCCGAGCACCTGACGGGCCTCGTCCTCCAGGGGGGAGTCGAAGTTCTCGGAGATCGTCTCCGGGTCGATCGTGACGTAGGCGGCGTCATTGTCGGTGAGCACCCGGTTCTCCAGCAGGCACATCCGCATCGCGGTCAAATACCGTTTGAGCTGCAGCTCGGTGGAGCCGTAGTCGGCGGAGAACACGTACACCCACACCCGGAACGGGTAGTTGTACACGTAGGAGTCCCACCGGGTGCCGGCCTGGACCTCCCGGGCCCCGGTGAGCCCGTTGGGGGTGTCCAACTCCGTCAGCGACAGCGCCGGGTAGGCGGTGATGTCCACGTCCGGGACGAAATGGGGGTACACGTCGGCCGGGTCGGGCAGTTCGAGGGCGGTGGCACCCTTCTCGGCGCGGATCGCTTCCAGGTGCACCGGCAGGGACGCCTCGAAGCGGCGTTTGAGGTCCCGGGAGACGCCTTCGTGGCCGTACATCTAGCGCCTGCCTCTCTGGGACACGGAGCCCTTGCGCAACGGGTTGCGGGACTTGGACCGCCCGGCGAACAGGTGCTCGGCCAGGGCGTCGGAGAGCCGCTGGTGCATCGCCGGGTCGAAGGGTTTCAGCGGGGGCCGGGCGAC